AGCATGGAAAGTATCATTGAAGAGATCAATGCACCTAAGCTTGACTGGCGCGCTATATTGCACAGGTTTCTATCTGCTAATCGAAAGAATGATTTTAGCTGGCTAAGACCAAACAGACGTTTTATTGGTGCTGGTATGTACTTACCATCTATGTACAGTCCTGCACTAGAAGAGATTGCAGTGGCCGTGGACACTTCAGGGTCAATCAGTGATGAAGAGCTTACAACTTTTACAACAGAAACATCTGTAATACTCAGAGACCTTGATCCAGAGCGTATACATTTCATACAGTGTGATGCAGAGGTACAAGGTCATGATGAGTACACTCGTGAGTCGCTTCCACTAAAAGTCAAATACAAAGGTAGAGGCGGAACTGCCTTTGAGCCAGTTACTAATTATATCAATGAGAATATACCGAACTGTAAAGCTCTTGTATATCTTACTGATCTCGAGGGTAGCTTTGGTAACGAACCAGCTTACCCAGTACTTTGGATTACAACACAAGAAGGAGATGCACCTTATGGCGAAGTTATCAAAATCTAAAGAAGTGTTTAAAGACTACACAGTATCTGTGCTTGTGGGCAGCGCTGTGTTGCTAGGCTTTCTTGCTCTAGCTACTTCTATTCACCACATACTTATGTTGCTGGGCATTGCAATATTGCTTGGCGTTATTTTATATACACTATGGAGAATGTTATGACATCTATCGTATCAACTGCGACAACAATTTTATGGATCTTAATCGAAGCTATACAGTTTGGTTATATGGCTTATCTAATGTGGAGGAGTAGAAACAATGTATCTAATCGGCATATTCAGCGCGCTAGGTCTGCTTTTGCTTGCGCTTAAAATCGGTGGTCGTAAGACTATCGGCTCAGACATATTTGTTGACGTACTTATCACGTTGACTTTGATGGTTGCCTTTTATGGCACCTTCAGCGGTATGGCTGCCGCTATGCTCGGCGGCCTGTCTGCATCGATTGTATTGTTCTTGCTCAAAAGAACTATGCATCACGAAGTTCTCACAATTAAACCTGTTGAGAAAAAACTGTTCAACAAAGCTGTGCACGTGCCCAAGCCTACATGGGTTGGTCAAGAACCTGCATGGCGTAAACTTAAACCAGGAGAATAATTATGGCTACAGTAAGAATGTCTAAGACATTAATAGATCAAATACTTAAAAACTTTAAAGAACAATGTGCAACAGCGTACGCTGACTCTACCGGCGTTGGTGACTTTGTAAGCGATGTACATCGATCTTTGCATGATGATACATTTTTTACAATTATTGAAGAGTATCAAAAATATCAAACTTTGGTTGATGACTATATAGTCCAAAAAGGTGAGCAAAACGCTTCTTATTATAACAGACACATAGAAGCACCTCGTTTTCCTTTTAATATTGTTCATTCAGTTTGGTTTATAGTTAATCCAACAAGACCTATTACAGAAAATAGAACACAGATTGAAGCTTGGTCTATGGAGACTTACAATGCTGGGCCTGTAGAAACTAGAGACATTAATTTACCTGAAAATTTTATTGATGGTGATGAACTTATTGAGTTACCAATTACTTCAAGTATAGAAGTTACAAATCAATATAGTGAAAAAATTAATGGTATGCCTTTTCATAAAAGACCGTATCAAGATCGAGAATATGGTCTGCACGATGATTTTAGACATAAACAAACTGGAGCAAAATGGCCAATTATAATATCTACACCTACAGATGTAGAACGTATAAAAACTGTTGCGGGTGGTACTTTTAAAATCAAACAAGCAGTAGAAGATATGGAAAACTACTTAGGTAAATTATCAACTTTGAAACAGTTTATTGACAACTGGCCAGGAGCCGAGAACCTTGTACCAAATGCGTACATGCAAAAATATGCTGCAAAAACAGTTCGCGCAAAACCTGTAGCTGAACAAATACCTGAACTACCAGAAGAATTGAAGTCTGATGTTAATGCAGCTATATTGGAAAACAAATTAGTTGGAGAGTCGATATAGACTTTAAAAAATTACAAGAAAAATGGGAGAAGGCTTGTCCAGAAGAAGCAAGAGGTCTCCCATTTTCATCTAATACTTATATTTGGAGAAAAAAAATGGGACAAGTAAAAGCTTTAATAGCTGATATACATGAATCAGTGCTTACTTATGGCATTGCAGATACTGCTAAAAAATACAGAATGTCTAAAAAAGACGTAGTCAAAACTTTTAAACAGTGGGAAGGACATGAGTAATATAAAAACTGATTATATATTTCAATTTGACTCTACTAATCATGGTACTGTTGATTGGCAATTTCACAAAAAAGTTGCTGATAAAATGCACCATGTTGTATGGATGGTAAATAAATCAGATTTAGTTGTACTTACAAATTTAGATAAAGAAACTAAAAAAGAAGTACATCAAGAACTATTTGAAAGTTTTACTTCTGTAAATCAATCGGTACGAGACCATAATAATAAGAAAGCGCGTGAGCGTCGAGCTAAGAAACTAGCGTCAGATGGGTGACATACTAACGCTAGCCTCTAGGTTTTGTGAACTGTTATAGTTTACGATATATAAATCCACATTTCTAGTGTTCCTGTAGCAACATCACCTGCTGGCGCTACCTGACATGTAATGTCAATAGTATCGTCTGCAGAGTAAGTTATAGGAGCAAGATTTGCGTCTTCATGGTCAGTACCACCGGCTTGGCCGATTGTAGACCCATCAATAAATCTATCTGAATCAGTTCCGTCTCCGACGTCTAGTACTAAACCAGAACCGGTATCTAGATCTGATGATTTGATTTTGATGTCATGTAATGTTTCACCAGCAAAGATATCTACCATTTGGTATATATCAGCAGCATTAGGTGCCGCAGTTACATTAAATTTAGCATACCTAACTCCGACAGCACCACTTGGAAATGGTTTGAATGCAGAGTTACCGCTAACTGAGTCACTTGTAAAAGTAGCCATAGTTTCACCTTATATTTTACTATTGCACATCATTATGCAATACTCTCTGTTATAGAGACATTTTTACGAATGTCAAATTAATTAAGGAGTAATTAAGGTGCCACCCAGCTACGTTTACGTTAAAAGAAACCCGATACACCCTTACATTTATACAATATCCGAAGATCTGCCACATATACAGTGGAAGAGAGTAAGAGTGTCAATAGCGTACAACATGTGTACTAGTAAACAAAAAGGTTGGGAACGAGCAAAAACTAGCGAATACATAGATTGGTGCAAACAAATGCAAGCAGCCGGTCACAAGATTGTTTAGGAGAAACTATGCGTAAATTATATTTAGACTTTGAAACGTACTACGATGTACATTTTAGTCTTACAAAAATGACCACAGCCCAGTATGTTAATCATGAAGATTTTTCAGTATGGGGTGTTGGACTAAAGTTTGATGATGAACAAACACAATGGATCCCAGGAGAAGAATGTTTTGATGTCTTACAATCTATAGACTGGTCTGATACCGCTGTAGTTTGTCACAATACTTTATTTGATGCTTATATACTGACCCATCATTATGGGGTTACTCCAGCATATTATTACGACACTGCGGCTATGAGCCGAGGTATATATCCAAATCAAAGTGCAAGCCTTAAAGAAGTAGCTATACGTGTGTTTCCTACAGACGGGACAAAAAGAAAAGGAGATGAACTAGTAACAGCAAAAGGTATACGTACATTACCACCTGAACTAGAAGATGATATTGCAGGTTATTGCATACAAGATGTTGATCTTACTTATTATATATTTAATGCTTTTTTAGATTCATATCCAGACCGTGAGCTAGATCTTATAGATCTTACTTGTAGAATGTTTGTAGAACCAAAGATTGTTTTAGATAAACAAATGCTTGAAGACCATCGAGATGATGTAATTAAAACCACTCAAACTCTAATAAAAGAAAGTGGACTCACAAGAGAAGTCCTGGCATCTCAAGTAAAGTTTACACAACACTTAACTGATGAGCTGCAGCTTGTAATACCAAAGAAGAAAAGCCCCCGCACGGGAGAGATGATTCCTGCGTTAAGTAAATCAGACCCAGGGTATATACAAATGACAACTTCTCATCCAGAGTACAAACACATTTGGGACGGTAGAGAAGCAGTTAAGTCTCGTATAGAAGAAACAAGAGCCAATAGGTTTTTAGATTCTGTTAACCCAGACGGAACTATATCTGTCCCGTTACGATACTACGCAGCACATACTGGCAGGTTTGGCGGTGCAGAGAAACTTAACTTACAAAACTTACCTAGGGGCTCTGCTTTACGTACAGCATTACGTTCTCCAGCAGGCCAACTTATGTATGTAGCTGATTTATCAAATATAGAAGCTAGAATGCTAGCCTGGTTAGCTAAAGAACAAGATCTTATTGATGCATTTGCAACTGGTAGAGATGTTTATTGTGAGTTTGCTAGTCAAATATACAACAGAGAAATCACAAAAGCAGACAAACTAGAACGTTATGTAGGCAAAACTGCAATATTAGGACTAGGTTATGGTATGGGTTGGGAAAAGTTTAAGATGACACTTAAGAGTGGCAGCCCTTCAGTTGATGTAACAGATAGCACAGCTCAACTAATTGTAAATCAATACAGAGCTATGTATCCAAACATACCTATACTCTGGGGAGGGTGTAAGAATTTATTATTTGCTATGATGAACCGTGGTTCGGTGGGCATGGACTATGGGCCTTTAGTTGTAGATGCTAATGCTATACAGCTACCTAATGGGATGCACCTAAAATATCCTCAATTATCTTACCAAAGAAATGAGTTTACATACTCTAGTGGGCGGAGTTACATACGCACGCACGGCCCTAGAGTTACTGAAAACATAGTACAAGCTCTAGCTAGGATTGTTATAACTGAACAAATGCTAGACATACAGAACTTACCTGCAGTATCAGTTGTATTGCAGATTCATGACGAAGTTATATCTCTTGCATCTGATTCTGACCCCGACAAGACTTTGCAAAAAATTATAGATATAATGAAAACACCTCTTTCTTGGTGCCCAGATTTACCTTTGGACGCTGAAGGAGGCTACAGCACAAGCTATGACAAATGAGCAATTTAATACTTACTAGACGAAAAAAAGAAGGAGTCGTCATTTACAAGGATGGAGAAGTATTATGCGAAATCGTTGTTACAAGCCTAGGTCCGAGCCAATGCAAATTAGGTTTTGTAGCTAGTAAAGCTGTAAAGATAGATAGAAAAGAGATATTTAAAGATCAATAGGAGGTAAAGATGGAAATTGTTTTTCTACAAGCAAAGAAGAAACTTGTAAAAGAAATATCAAAAAACTCTACTACACCATACCCCCTTGTAAAAAAGTTTACTTCACATCATTTTGAATATAAAAAAAACCAAAAAGGGTTAGAAGATTTTTACGAGGGATTACAAACAGCAGCCGCTGCAGGTATGTGTTTACATAAAGGTTTATTATTAAGAGAACTACAGGACGAGCCCCGGGCTTTGGTTGCAGATAGAAACGCACCAACTGAACTATTAGTTGTAGATGTAGATGGACTACAAATGCCAGCTCAAGAACTAACTGATGTAAGAACCCTTGCTGAAAAATTTATATTACACTTACCTGAAGAGTTTCAGAATGTGTCTTACATAGCACAAGCAAGCGCTTCGCTTGGATTAAAACAAGACAAGATTTCTTTACATTTATTTTTCTTTTTGAAGCATGCAGTTCATCCTAAAACTTTAAAAGAATGGTTAAAAACTCTTAATTATGAAACAGATATATTAGCTAAACATTTACAGCTATCAGCTAACGGTCAAAGTTTAAGTTATACACTTGACCCATCTGTTGCTGAAAACAGTAAACTTATTTATCTTTCTGCACCAAAGTTTGTAGATATAGAAGATCCGATACCAGGAGATAGGTTTGTATTACAAAAAAGACAAACGGCCCTGCTAGATTTAAACGTAAGCAACATTAATCCAGAACGAGTACATAATTTAGGTGTACAAATAAAAGATAACTTACGTAAAAAGTTAAACTTACCGAAGAAAACTTCTAAAATAACTACGGTTACTATAGCTAACGAACAACAAGAAGTTCTTCAGAACCCAGATAAGATGACTATAGACATAGTCCGTGAAAACGAACCTTATGTTAACTGTAATGTAAACGGTGGTGACAGCAATGGGTATTACTTTTTGATGACTAACCCACATTATATGTATAACTTTAAGGGAGAGCCTATATGGGAAATACAAAAAGCAGATCCAGACTTTTATAAAAGTATCTTTGAAATCTTTGCTGATAAAATACATGGAGACCAGCAGCTAAAGCCTGTTGTATTACGAGACTTCTATACTGACACTCATTTCAATGGTATTTATGATGAGAATAAACAACAGTTTACAGATGAGTACCCACTAACTCCTACACAAAAGTCATCTCTAAGCGACTTCATGCGTACACATAATCGTACATTACCTGATTACGTACCGGATGCACAGGTTGTATTTGACCCATCTTCAGATAAAGGCATACAACTAGACCAGGCCCCTTATTATGTAAATCTATACAGAAAAACACCCTACATGTTAGAAGCTAAAGAAACTGTAGAGCTAGAGTATGGAACTGCTAAAAAATTAAAAGAACGCACTCCAAATATATATAAGTTACTACACCACATTCTTGGTAATGGAGATACAGAGTTTGAACATTTTATAAATTGGTTAGCTTATATATACCAAAACAAAAGAAAAACCATGACCGCTTGGATATTTACAGGCGTACCTGGTACTGGGAAAGGTTTGTTTATTCATAGAATATTAAAACCGCTATTTGGTGAATCACAAGTTCCTATGCGGTCTTTAGAAAACATAGAAGAACAATTTAATTTATATATGCGAACTGCTTTATTTCTTATAGTAGATGAGTTTCGTATGAGTGATTCTGCAAATACAAATAAAATGGCAGACAAACTTAAGCATCAAGTAACAGAACCTACATTAACAATAAGGGCTATGCGTACAAACCAAGTAGAGCTCCCTAGTTATTGTAACTTTATTTTTCTTACAAACAGAGGAGATGCTGTACGTATAGAAGAAGGAGATAGACGATACAACGTAGGCCCTAGACAAGAAGATAAACTTCAAAATGAAATACCAGAACTATTAGACAACTTAGAAGATCTAACAAAAGAGTTGTATTACTTTGCCGGAGTCCTTCAAGTATTTAAGGTAGACAATAGGATGGCACATACAGCTTTAGAGAACGAAGCTAAACAACAAATGAAACAAGTTTCGATGTCAGTTCTAGAAGAATTTGCACATGCAATAAAAGAAAAGAATTTAGAATATTTTGTAGAAATACTAGATATTGAAATTACTAATACCTTTGATGCAGGCTCTATTGCGTCAGCTCAAAGATATATTAAAGATTGGATATCTAAAGTAGGAATTGAGACTGTTATACCTATGCAGCATTTTAAAGTGGTTTATGATGTTCTTACGGATAGTCGTAACAAACTGTCGCAAAGAGACTTTTCTAAGGCTATGTCTAGACAAAATGTGTTGATAAAAAGAAAAAGAGTATCGTCTGACAAAAACGCTAGTATACCTCGTGGGGTTGTAATAAATTGGAAACTTGAAGATAATGTAAAAGAAGCGGTGATACGAGATCACTTTGAAGACAAGGATTTAAAGCTATTAGCTAAATAATTTGTGAAATCTTACTTACAAGACACGCGTCCAGATCTAAAGAATGTAATAGAAACGGACAAACCAGAGGAGCTGGGACTTATACCAGCTTGGTCTTATTCTACTTTAAAAACCTATGAAGGCTGTCCGTATAGGCTATACATATCTAAAGTAAAAAAAATTCAAGAAGACTATGGCGAAGCTGCAGCTCGTGGTACACGTATACACGAAGAGGCCGAAGCCTATGTAAAAGCAGAAATAGGAGAATTACCAGACTCTTTAAAAAAATTTAGCTCTCAGTTTTCTTTATTAAGAGATCAATATGCTGAAAGCAATGTAGAACTTGAAGGAGAGTGGGGCTTTACAATAGACTGGGAACCTTGTGGTTGGATGGACCCTAATGTATGGGCACGAGTAAAACTTGATGTAATTTTACATGAGTCAGAAACATCAGCTCGTGTAATAGATCATAAAACAGGTAGACAGTTTGGAAATGAAATAGCTCATAGTCAGCAAGGACTAGTATATGCAATAGCTACTTTTTTTAGATACCCTGAATTAGAAAGTTTAAATACAGAATTCTGGTATTTAGATCATGGAGGCACTCTTGAGAAAGTATATACACGAGATCAAGCTATGATGTTTATGCCAAAACTTCAAGAACGAGCATTAGATTTAACTACTGCGACTAGATTTACACCTAATCCTTCACAATATAATTGCAAGTGGTGTTCTTATAATAAAGGAGAACACCCAACCTGCGAGTGGGGATTTAAATAAATCTGTGATATAATAAATATATACAACGAACAATGAAACACGAACTAAGAAAGGTGAATTATGGACACGATATCTATCGAGGATGCGTATCAGCATCAAATTGAAACTACTAACTTCATTAAACAAGCACCGCGCTGTCTGATTACATCAGATCCAGGCACTGGTAAAACACGTGCAGTCCTAGACGCATTAAACCCAGAGACCGGCGCAACTCTTGTATTGGCCCCTCTTTCTATACTTGAAGCTTCTTGGGTAGAAGATATAATGAAATTTAGACCTGAACTAAATTATGGAGTAGCCTATGCCAAAAACAGAAAAAAAATCTTCGAAGACAAAAGTTTCGACATCGTCATCACAAACTTCGAAGCCGTTAACTTTTTACATAAAAATACATTATTACTTAGCAGATTTAATACCATCGTCATTGACGAGTTTACTGCTTTCAAAAATAGAGAAGCCAAGCGATCAAAGAATCTCAAGTCTATTATCACTCATTTTGATAATAGAATTGCTATGTCTGGTACTCCTAATAGCAACACTATTCTAGATCTTTGGCATCCAGCATTATTAGTAGACGACGGTAAACGACTAGGTCAAAGATTTTGGTCTTTTAGACATCAAGTATGTACGCCAAAACCAAATGGATTTGGTACTGAATGGATAGACAAACCCGGTATTGAAGCTGTTGTAGCTAATCAGCTATCAGACATAACTATACGACACGCAATCGAAGATTGTATGGATCTTCCTGAAAACAGTGTACGAACTATGTATACAAAGTTATCACCTGCTGTGCAAAAGATGTACAACATCTTGGCAGAAGAGTCTGTCTTGTATACAAAACAAGGGACCATCAACGCTGTTAACGCTGCAGCTAGAGTAAAAAAACTATTACAGCTGGTTTCAGGCGCTGTGTATGACCAAGATGGCAATCCTACTTTGTTGCATAACGAACGATACGAGCTAGTTATGCAGCTTGTGTCGCAACGTAAACACTCACTAGTTGCATACAATTGGAAGCATGAGCGTGATGCGTTGATCGCTATTGCAGAACGAGAAAAGATATCATACGAATTGATTGACGGGACTGTACCAGCACACAAACGTAAAGACATCGTACAACGATTTCAGGCTGGGCATATACAAGTACTGTTCGCTCACCCGCAATCTACGTCACATGGGCTAACTCTTACGCGAGCTACTACTGCAATATGGTGTTCTCCTACGTACAGCGCTGAACAGTTTCAACAATTCAACAGACGTATACATAGAGCAGGCCAAACTAATAAAACAGAAACGATTCTAATTACTGCTAAAGGAACCTGGGAAAAACATGTATACAAAAAACTAGATGGTAAGCTAGGTAAAATGGAAAATTTATTACATATATTATCTGAGATACAAAATGTCAAAAACAATGATTAAACTATTATCAGAAGATGTTCAACTAAAGATAGCAGAAATAGCTATGTATGATGACGAACTTCTTGCTACTGCTTTAATATTTGCTATGGCAGAACTAGAAGAAGCACACAAGCTTAGACCTGAAGAAATCACTACGCCAGAACAAGCTCATGAGCTTTTATCTGTAGCGTGTGAATCAGCTTTAAGCATGATTAATAACCTATTAGACACGATAGAAAGCCAACAGGAGGTAAAACACTAATGTCTGAAACTACAATGGATGATCTACTTACAGATTTAACTAACACAAAAAATAATCTAAAAGATTTACAGAGTGAAGAAAAAACTCTTAAGCAAAAGATTAATGAGTTAGAAACTAGAATTATTGTCAATCTTGATGCCCAAGGAGTGGACAGCATAGGCAATGATGTGTGTACAGTATCTATTAAAAAAGAAATTGTACCAACTGTAGAAGATTGGGACAGCGTACATCAACACATAATTGACACCCATCAGTTTGAGTTGTTACAAAAACGCATGTCAGCAACCGCCTACAGAGAGCTACAACAAATGGGACAGGAGGTTCCAGGTGTTGCAGCCACTGAACTGACCCGAATAAACTTCAGGTCTAAATAATAACTATATCAATGAAACAAGGAGTACGTACGATGAACGATATAGCAATAAAAGCGAATGAGATGCCCGCTCATATAAAAAAGGGTAGTGGTCTTGGTAATGAAGGCATTACTGCGGACCATTTACAAACGCCTCGTGTAAAGCAACTGCAAAGTAGCTCGAACGAGGTTGATCCTCACCACAGTGATTATTTAGAAGGAGCCAAAATTGGTGATTTCTTTAACACTGTAACAAATGAAATATACGGAGATGAGATAAGCGTTATAAACGTTTACTTTAGAGACGAATATGTTGTTTGGAGGAAACGAGAGAAAGGTGGTGGTCTAGTAGGTACCTTTGGTTCTAATGTCGAAGCCATAGATGCTTTAAAAGCAGATGGCAAAGACGTTGAAGAACACGAGATTACTCAAACCCACTCGCATACATTGATCAAAATCGATGGAGAAACAGGTGAAATAGACAAAACACCTTTTATCTTTGATTGTGCAAGTTCAAAGCTTCGTGTAAGCAGAGAATGGAACACTCAAATAATGCGTCTCGGTGGAGATAGATTTGCTTCCGTATGGAAGATGTCTTCTGCTCCTACTCAAAACAGAACGGGTAAATCGTTCTATAATATTTCAGTTGCAAACGAAGGATGGGTTAACGAAGAGCATTATGCTTTCGCTAAATCCGTTTACGAAACACTTCCAGGTGTTAAAGCTTCAGCTTAATATTATGTTTGTATTACATGGTGCGTCACATACTGTCGCACCATGTATGCACTCCCCTATATGCTATACTTGGCTCAGTGATCGAAAAAACATTTATAGCAAAGATCCACAAAAAACTCTCCAAAGAAATATATCGTTGGAAAATCAATGATGCATACCATGGAGGCGTTCCTGACGTGTACTACAGCGGCCTGGCTGGCTGCGTGTTTGTAGAATACAAATACCACAAAAAAATACCTGTGAAATTAACTTCTAAAGTTTCAATTAATACATCTACGCAACAAAAAGAATGGTTAAAAAAAGCACTAAGTCATAGTGTGCCTGCTTACGTAGTAGTCGGAGCTGCAGATAAGATTGTAATGACACAGGATATAGACAAAACATTTTTTACAGTTAAAGAATTTTTAGAACAAGCATATAGTTTTGATGAATATATAGATAAACTAACTAGTATGCTTACAACAGGAGGTTAGAATGTCGGATAAAATAAATCCACCCTATTACAATAAATCAATTGAAACTACAGACTATATACTTGCCCACGATTTAGGCTACTTAGAAGGTAATATTATTAAGTATGTTACAAGATACAAAGAGAAGAATGGCATTGAGGATCTGCATAAAGCAGAATGGTACTTAAGTAAGCTTATAAAGAAAGTAAGAAACCAGTGACTATTTCTTCTTACGCCTGCGCGTAGTCTTCTTTCTTTTTGCAATCGTGCTTACATTACGAGGCTTTCCTCCAGGGTTACCAGCTGCACGTTTTCTTCTGACAGCGCTTTTCCTTTGTGCTGCCGTCATACTTCTAGCTTTTGATCTTGGCACACACTTAGGGTACTTTCTTTTACTCTTGCCTTTAGCAGACTTACGACCACAAGCTTGGTACTTACCTTTCTTTTTAGGCGCACCTATGTCTACCCAGTCGCCTTTAGGGCCTTTACCAAACCATGCAGTTAGTCCGCCAGTAGGTTTAGCCATTACCTATAACCGCCCCCGCGTTTCTTGTATGTGCGCACTAGCCAGCCGTTGGCATATGCCGAAGGATATACTTTAAACTTACGCTTAGCTTCTGCTTTTACTCTTGAATATAAAGCTGGGTTAGTAGGTTTAGCCCCGCTTTTCTTTTTTGTAGCTTTCTTTTTTCTAGGTGCCATATTATCTCCTTTTTTTACGAGCTGTTTTAGTTCTTGGAAAAGACCTATTAGACTTCTTAGACTCCATTCTAATATTTTTTGGAGAATCATTTAAGGGATTCCCATCAATATGATGCACGTCTTTACCATCACCTTTTCTAGCCTTACCAGTACGTATCATTTTCCTACGTACTTTATTTCTAGCAGCTCGTCTTTTCTTCTGTTTTGCACTGCCTTGGTAATTATCGTACTCAGCACGGTAGTTACGAGGCACCTTACCTACCTACTTGTTTCTGCGCTTTCTTATGAGCTGCTGTAAAAGTATCGCCCATAAGCATACGTCTTTTCATAAACTTCATATGTTTAGCAGTATGATGTTTTGAATGACGAGTTAAAGTAGCTTCTTGTCGTTTAGTAAGTGCTTTTTTCTTTACCTTCATAGAAGGTTTTTTTCTAGTTCTAGGCATTTTTAACTGTCATAGATTTAAGCTTTTTAGGCTCTTCCCCGTCTTTTTTAGGGACTTGATACATAGTAACTATATCATTACCTTTGTCATCTTTTTCCCAAACTAAGTCTTTATCCCCACTAGTGGTTGAATTAATAATCATAGATACTCCTTCCTTAGTATTCTTTAAACTCTTTCATAGGCATGCCTACTGAAGGCATCATACCCAGCTGCATTCTAGTTTGCATAGGGTCTCTCAACATATCGTTAGCACTGTTAGGAACATTAGGTTGCATTTGAAATTCATTTACTTCCATATCTCCTACCATGCCTTTCTTAGGTCCCATTTTTATTCTATTAGCCATAAAAGCCTCCTTATAATCTCTTTTATTTTACCTATAAAGTATATATTTTCAAAGGTTCTGTAATCTCTTTTACTTTACCCTGTACCTTGTTTTATTGTAATTGTTGTTGAAGATCCGCCATTAATCTTAACCGTATTAGATACACCGTCTTGTACCAAAATAATTGTATAACTGTTTGACCCGTCTAAGTTTAACCTAGCACTTTGGTTAACTGTTCTATTTAAACTAATAGTTTGTCCTGCAACAATAGTTGTTATTTGTGTGTCCTTGTCTTGGCCTATTTCTGTTCCAACAATACGTATACCAGCACCCCCTTGTTTAAGTGCGTCTTCTTCTTTAGATATAGCTAGGGCATCTAACACATTAAGTAAATCTTCTAAAAAGTTTACATCTAAATAATCTATGTCTAATTCTGTAAATTCTAAATCTTTTTCATTATCTAAGAAATTTTCTGACAAGTAGTCAATTTCTAGTTCATTAAAATCTAAATAGTCTGCTGTAGCTTGTTGTTGAGTACCTTCTTGTAGGTCTTCTTTAGGTTCTGGAGGATTTACAATTAGCATGTTGTCTATTAAATCCAAGGTAATGTCTAATATAACAGGACTTGTAGGAGCTTGTTCAAATGCACTAGCTACAGTAGACTCATAGGGTTGGTTGAGTATTACCATACCCATAGCAGTTTCTACTGTAATCTCGCCACTAGATGTACCATCTATATCAGGTAACAAAATGACTAATGATCTGCCAAGTTCGTCTACAGTTATTGTAAAGTCTGTGCCTCTAATACCAATGGTTGCACTGTTTGTTCGTATCTTGATATTCTTTTTTGATACTCTATTAAGTTTGCCTGTAACAAAACGTGCCGTGCCTTTAGCAAAGGTTAAGGCCATTTTAGATTTATCTGGATCAGGATCAAAAATAAACTCATCAATCAATACTTGTGAGTTTTCTGTCAGTCTTATTTGAGTATCATCGATAAATGTAATACCCATACGGCCATTTGCAGTTTC